GTATGCAGATGGAAGGACAAGATGCCCAATAGAAGAGCATTATGCACTCCCAAAAGATGGTTATTGTCATTTATGGGAAAAGGTAAAATCGTGGGAAGACAATTATCCAGAAAGGCGGGAAGAATGAACGATTTAAAGTCATGCCCATTTTGCGGCAGTGAAGCACATATAGAAAAGGGAACGCTCAGATTTAAAAATAACAAAGTTGGAAGATTAAAAAAGCAGAAGGCTTATTATATTGGTTGTTCCGATCCAGACTGTATTCTTTACAGCACTGAGCGCACGGGGAAGCTGTTTTTTACAATATCACAAGATGGAATAGGAGCAATGATCAGAAGGTGGAACAGGAGGGCGGGAGATGCCAATACTTGAATTATACAGCCTGTCACTATTCGGATATTACACGTGGATGGAGGCAAGGGGATGGATGCGGCATTGATTAAGTACTTACGTGAGATTGCAGCGGAACTCAAGGCAATACGCAAGGAGCTACACAATAGGCCGGCGACGGCGCCGCTGGAGGATCTGGAAAGCTATTTTGAATCAAGGGAGGACGATGAAAAATGAGTGGAGCGATGTTATTCATATTCGGAGCGCTGATCGGATCATTTGTAACGGTAATGTCCCTGGCTCTTGTGGGAGCGGAGAAGGAGGTGGATGATGAAGATTAAACTGGATCCCGGCGCATGGCGTGGCGCATCCGGGTTCGGGAGTACGGGCAGATGAGCCGGATATATGTCTGCAAGGACTGCCCGGAGCGGCAGATCGGCTGCCATGCCACCTGTAAGAAGTACATCGAGCAGTCCGAGCGGCACAGGAAGGATCTGGAAGAGATCCGGAAGCAAAAGGATGCTTACAGCGCACAGCTGGATCGTAAGATTGAAGGAGTGCTGCGGATGCAGAAGCGCAGGCATCACTGATTGAAAAAGGGAGTGGGGGCATGAAAAAGTATCTTGATATCGAGGAGATAAAGAAATGGTTCTCAGACCGCGAAACGGGCCTGGTGTCCCTCGACGGATCAGTGCCAAGGTGGTCGGCCGGAGAAATCGGTGAAAATCTGGAGAACATGGCAGCGGCAAGCCCGGAGCCGGAGCGGAAATACATTGATCACGTAAACGCTCTCCTCGATCTGGTGGATCATCCTCTGGGGATGGTGGACAGCCGGCACACAAGAGGGGTGATTGAGGATGCGGCAAACGCCTTTGCCGTACTGATGTTCGAGAACCGCAGACTGCGGTCGGAACTGGATGAGCTCAGGCGATGACGGGAGGAGGGATGCGCCGATGGACAAGCACATACTGGAGCAGTATATCGATGCGTGTGAGCTGATAAAAGAGACTGAAGCGGAGATCAAGCGCTTGAAGTCTGTTCGCACGAAGATCGAGCAGGACAAGGTATTCGGCAGCAATCCTGAGTTCCCATACGAACCCCGAAGTTTCAAGATCGCAGGCCTATCCTTTGAGGTTGTCAGCAATCCGGCATCCCTGGCCTATGAGGAGCAGCTCCTGGAGCAGCAGAAGCAGACAGCGTATGAGCTGAAGTTGAAGGTGGAAGAATGGATGCCGTCGGTTCCTTCACGGATGCAGCGGATTATCCGGTATCGGTGTTTCCAGAGGATGACCTGGGAGGATGTCTGCAGGAAGGTGCATGGCAGATCCGGAGACAGCGTGCGCATGGAATTTGAAAACTTCATGAGAAAAGAAAAGTAATTTCGCTTTTTTCGTTTTTTTCGGTTCCGTTCTGCTAAAGTATAAGCTGACGAAATTGGATTTATGATAAACGGCTAAACAGTTACCTGAGCTTATTCAGGCTGGCGTCGGTCCTTCGGGGCCGGCGTCTTTATTTTCACGGGAAGGAGGCAGCTGTATGGAATATGAGATCAGCCGGAAATATAAAGCAATCGCAGAATCAGTGATCAATGCAGAACCGGAGCTTCGCTGGATCCGGGAGATAGGCGTCCAGATCGGCTACCTTCGGTCCTTCAAGGAAAAGAAAAGCGGCGGGCGTCTGGTCTTTGGCGAGTGCACAAAGGTAAGTGAGCTGTATGAGCCGTTTTGCCCGTATGACTTCCTGATCGTCATCTTTGAACCAAATATTGCCGGGTTCACAAAGAAGCAGATTCAGATCCTGCTTCATCACGAACTCCTCCATGTCGGCATGGATGAAAAGAACGGGGAGCTGAGATACCGGATCGTGCCGCATGATGTGGAGGATTTCTATTCCATCCTTGACCGCTATGGTACGCGATGGTCAATGATCAATGGCGGTCCCGCCGATGAAGGCGGTGGTTGATGGATGGCACAGAGTAAGAAGCAGCTCGACAACCTCAAGGAGGGCAAAAAAACAAGAATTCGAAGCGGCGAGGAAGCGGCGAGAAAAGGTAAAAAAGGAGGCAAGGCCTCTGGTGCCGCCAGACGCCGCAGGAAGAGCCTGACAGAGGTTGCCAGCATCGCCGCCAAGCTCCCCCTGAACGACATCGGCATCAACAAGCTGCGGCGGGCAGGAGTGAATATAGACGGCATGGATCCGGATGATCTGGTCGGGATCATGGGTGTCGTGATCGGCCAGATGAATGCAGCTATGAACGGGAACAGCATGGCGGCACAGAAATTTGAGGACTGGCTGAATCTGGAGGCTGCCAACAAGAAGCAGCGGCTTGAGATCGAAAAGCTGCAGGCTGAGATCGACCGGCTCCGGAGCGGTCAGAACGCAGAGGATGATGATCAGGTGCTGCAGTTCATCGAGGGGATGAAGCATGATACACCTGACGTCTAAGCAGATCGAATATCTGGACAACGCCGACCGGCGTTGGAATCTGAAGAGCGGAGCTGCAAGATCGGGCAAGTCGTTTGTTGATACCGCAGCGGTGATCCCCAAAAGGATCATCGAGAAGAAGGGCGAAGCAGGGCTGTCCGTGATTCTGGGCGTCTCCAGGGGCACGGTTGAGAGAAACGTACTGGAACCCATGCGGAAGATCTACGGCCCCCGCCGGATCGGCCAGATTGTGACCAGCAAGAACACAGCGATGATCTTCGGGGAAGAAGTCTACTGCCTCGGAGCGGAGAAGATCTCCCAGGTGGCAAAGATCCAGGGCGCATCTTTCAAGTATGTCTACGGTGATGAGGTCGCCAAGTGGAATCAGGATGTGTTCGAGATGCTGAAGAGCAGACTTGACAAGCCGTGCAGCTGCTTCGATGGATCCTGCAATCCGGAAAACCCGACGCACTGGTTGAAGAAGTTCATCGACTCAGATGCGGACATCTACCTGCAGAAGTACACAATCTTCGATAACCCATTTCTTCCGGCAGACTTCGTATCTGAGCTCTGCAAGGAGTACGAGGGCACGATTTGGTACGACCGACTGATTGAGGGCAAATGGAAACGGGCAGAGGGCGCGATCTACCGGAAATTTGCTGATGCACCGGATGCATTCCAGGGAAGGCCAGACAGGTCGCAGCTGTCACGGATTATAGTGGGGGTGGACTTCGGCGGGAACGGCTCCGGACATTCCTTCGTGGCTACCGGCCGAGCAGGGATGAATGTGGTGGCTCTTATGAGCCGCAGGTACATGAACAGGGACTATCCCCAGGGAATTGATGCGAATCTTCTGTCAGAGATCTTCCTGGCTTTTCTCAGGGAGCTGATCGACAAATATGGTATTCCAGAAGCAGTGTACTGGGATAATGCCGAGACGGTTCTCGGGCAGACGATCCGTAACGCAGTCCGGAAAGAGTACCACGGGATCAGGGTAAGACCCGCAGCCAAGAAGCGCATAAAAGACAGAATCGACTACACAGTCCGGCTCATGGGGGCGGGGCTGTTTTATTTGACAGAGGATTGCAGCACGCTGAGGGACGCACTGCAGGACGCCGTGTGGAATCCAAAGGCGGCTCTGGATGAGCGCCTGGATGACGGGTCCTCCGACATTGATACGCTGGATGCATTTGAGTACACGATCGAGCGGGACATCACCGGCCACGCCCAGATCAAAGGATATGACTGAGGTGAGAGATGGGAAGGAATAAACAGGAAAACACGAAACCGTACCTGCTGCCGG